TGCTGGGTACCATTTCTTTGAACAAGACTTCCCATACCACGACTTGATACACCAAGCTTAACTCCACCTTCGAGTAGACCTTCGACGATCTTACCCATAGGGGTTTTAAGAATTGATGCTTTTCCTACAACATCATTCCCTCTAAAATCGAGTGAATTGATTTTGTGCGAAACTTTATCTAGGTTAACAGTTGGACCCTCTGGATGGTTTAATTCCCCAACTGCTCTCCCAGTTTTAACTTGTTCGGTCACATATTTGTCAACAGCTGCTTCTAGCACCTTCTTTTCATATATACGACCATTTTTATTTTTTTGGTTAGCTTGCATAAAGACGCCTTCTATAAAATAGTTTTTCTCACCATTTTTCTTGGCCTCACATATGACTTCTAACTCTTGATCTATGTGTTCTGTAATTAATTTCATTACTCTTCTTCTTGTTTGCTCTTTGCCATATTGGCTGCTAATTCAATCTTTTTAGCATCTAAAGCATCGGTTAGTTTTGAAGCTAAAGCTGAATCAAAACTCTTTTTTGCTTCTATGTTATCACCATCTTTTAGACTTTGTACTAAATTCTCTATACTCATAATTATTTTTTCCTTCTTATTATTTATAATTTTTTCTAATTCAACTAGCCGTATCTTGGATCATCTGGATCCGGTTCAAATGTATCACCTGCTTTTGCTTCTGAATCGATTTCTTTTTGTATTGCTTCGATTTCATCTTCGTTAAATCTCAATACATGTTTTCTAACCCATGCATTTGATACATATTGACCTATATATTCGTCTAGTGTTCCTAGCATTTCAAACCTTTCACGTATCATTTCTGACTCTTTTAATTCTGAAAAGTAATTATCTTCGATATAGTCATAGGTAATCTTTTCTTTCATACTTTTCCAATCTTCTGCAGATATTATACCTTTCAGTAATAATTGAGTTTTCAATAATTGCATGAATAAGTCTGAGAATCTTTTTCTTAATCTATCAATGAACTTTTTAAATTTAACTTCATCTCTAGTAATCTCACTTGTTCTTCCTAAACTAAATTGAGCCTCTTGTTCCAATCTATTGATCGGTACATTCAATGCTCTATATAATTTCTTTTGGAAATATAAAATATCATCTATTTGTCCAAGGTTCTCACCACCACTTAGTGTTGAAATCTCAGTACCTCTTCCACCTTCTCTACGTGGTAAGAAGAAATCTTCCAACATAGACATGTGTTTCTTATCATCTTTTACTTCACCAGACTTAGCATCATATACTAATTTATTTCTATACTGATTCATAATACCTTTTAGATATTCTTCGGCTTTACCCTTAGGTAAGTTACCAACATCAATATAAAATATTCTTCTTTCTGGTGCTCTACTTATTCTATAAATGACAAGTGAGTCTTCCATCATTCGCAACTGATTGACTGGTTTGACAGCCTTTTGCAAATATGATAATATTCTTTTTCTTTGTGGATCCATAACACCTGATGTACAATATGCTATTGCATCAGAATATATCTTCACACCTTGATTGTATTTGCCCATTGCATTGTCTTGATACATGAAGTACTCATCTATCTTTTTAACGACCTTTGCACCTGTTTTTGGGTCTGTATCTTCTTCTACTTCTTTGACCTTTCTTAATTTAGTCGGGTCAATGTATCTTAATTCTTTGATACCAGCTGCTGGTTTTTCAGAATCAATTATAATATGATAAGGTAATCTTCCATCAACATACCACTTTCTGAATATATCATGTGCATATTGATTAAAGTTTAACAATCTAATTACTTGTTCAAACTCATTTCTAATAGATTCCTTGATCTTATCAGATTCTTCTAATTCATCTAAAACAATTGAGATAGGTGCTGATTCAGCATCACCTACAATTGATTCATTTACTATATCTTCAATAGCTGCATCACATTCTGGTTGAGTAGAAACATCACGATATTTCAACATCAAGTCAATTTCTGACTTGGCTTTATCGCCATCTACGTCTAAGTATGCACCAAAATGTCCACCGGTAGTAATTATACCAGCGCCATCTTCCTCTGTCTTAGGAACAAAAGAAGGTCTTAATGTTTTGTCTTTCTTTTTTCTGCGGATTTCAAATCCGAAAAAAGAGACTCCATCATTACGATTTTGTTTATCTTCTTGTATTAAATCTCTGTCGTCTGCCATATTAAAATTCTCATATTATTGGGGCAGTTGCCTGCCCCTCTAATATATTTATAAGGTCTTAGGTTGTTGTATTTGATTCCCAATAATCGTATTCGAATGTGACTTCAAAGGATTCTATTGCCTCTGTGTCATTGGAAACGTTAATACCTGCGACTTCAGTTGGGAAAGCCCCTCTGTAGTCATACCTTTTTAAAATTGACCCATCTTTATCTAATTGCTCAATTATTCCATCTGCTTTATAATCAGCTGGATTTGTTAAACCTTCATTGGTTGTATGAGCGGACATTCCGTCCATCCATCTTTCCATTGCATCTCTGACTGTAAAGTTAGTATCATTTAAAATTGTTACTGTCCAACTTGTAAATGTTCTATCCCCTGCAATCGCTATGTTACGTCCTCTAAAAGGAACATCAATTTTACCAACAGTTGATGCTGGTAAACCTGAAGCTGTACACATAAATGATGTTAATTCAACATCACCTTGTACGTATGAAGGATAATTCAAAGTGACTTTAAAGAGATTACTTCTTGCGCCACCGCCTACGAGCTTAGATTTAAAATCGTCTACGCCTAAAATTGCCATCTATATTCTCCTTAAATTATCCAGCGATCTCGCTGAATTCTACGTTACTTCTTGTCGCAATAAATGATAGTGTTATGAAGTTAATACTTCTTGCTGGCTTGATAAATATATCAGCAACAAATTGGTTACTATCTATTATTTGCGTTGTGTTATTACTTTCATCGCATATCACATTAAAGTCTGTGATACCTCTTCTTCCTTTTACGTCACGTAAGAACGGTTCTACTAAATTTCTGAACTGAGCTCTTGTGAATTCGTCATTAAATTCAAATAGTTGTGCTTTTGCTGCACTACTAATTGATTGCTCTAGTGCTATGAATAATCTTCTTACATTTACTCTATCGAATGCTGATGCTCTCTTAAGCAAAGTTTTATCTCCGAATAGAACAATACCTTGACCAGGTTGTGCTACTATTGGATTAACTCTTGCTTTATAAAGAGTATCTCTTCCTGCTGAGTCTGGGTTATGTGCAAGTTTTACTACTCCTAGTAATGCTCCTCTTGTAAGACCTGCTGGTGAAAACCATGAGTCTGCGACATTGTCCGTATTAGCACATAGTCCAGCCATGTGACCTGAAGCTGCAATATATCTGAATTTATCATTGTACTTATCGTACACATATAATGCGCCTGAATCACAGAAGCCGTATGAACTATCTGTTAATAAATCAGCAAAAGTTTTTACATTAGTTACTGCACTTGAACCTGTGTTTACAGTTTCACCAGTTGTTGGTGATACAAAAGCCATACAATCTTTTCTAGCTGCCGCTATTGCGATAAGATCATTTGCTATTGTAACTGAATTAGTTCTAGCTGTTCCTAATGTAGCATTAAAATCTGGTGCCCCAAATAATAAGCTTACTGATTCTACGTTTGCGTCGTTAAAGAAGTCATACCCTGTAGCAAGATTACCGGCTGTTGGTACATTACCATCGACACCTGCATCAAAGTCATAAACTAAGACTGCGTTGTGTGTATCGACAGTGTTACCATCACCTACTGCTAATAAAGTATTTCCTGCATTTGTGAAGTTATCGTCATGATTTACCCATCTGACCCATTCTGAACCGGCATTGATTACATCTTTATAATGTAATGAAAGACCTGATCCATCTTTGACGTCAACTAGTTGTGATACATGTGAATATCTTTCAAGAACTGAATTCTTAGTTCCTGTGATTGTTCCTTCTGCATCTAATACTACAACGTGTAATTCATCACCAGTTACTCCTGCAGCTGCTGCTTGAACACTTGTTCCAGGTGCTGAATCAAATTGACCAGCATAGGCCCATGCGTTAAATACAGCATCACTACCTGATACTGGACAAACTTCTACTCTTAAAGAATTCCCTAATGCTCCAGGGAATCTTGCAACCCACTCAATAGCTGAGTTAAATGAACTTAAGACTGTTTCATAGTGGTCACTATTTTTTACTAATATGCCAGATATTCCACTTGCGCCTGCTCCCTTTGAATGAGCGTTCTTTGCGTTTGAATCAACGACTCGAACAACCTTCAAAGCGTTTCCATATTTTAGGAAACCAGCAGCCATGAGAAAATATCTTGCTGTATTATCGTCTGGTGTATAAAAAGTCTCTGCTAATTGGTTCTCGGAACTTATCAGTGTGACTTTCTCAACCGGACCCCAATTAAATGCCCCTACAAATCCACCTTCGGAGGTCGATACTGCTGGAACAACATTGGTGGCGTCTACTTCTCTTATTTGAACGCCGGGTGATACTTGAAATGCCATCGCTTTATCCTCTATTTTTTGAGTTAGTTAATATGTTTCATAATACGAATATTCAATACTATTATTTATAATTAAAAGGTTTCTAACACCTAGTCTTTGGTGTAGTCGTCATCTTGACCAGCGTAATCACTAACGATATATCGCCTATTTGGATTGACCGCAACTCTTAATTTAGTCATAGTTTTTCTATTAATCAACATTTCACTAGCTGTGTCTTTTTCTGTGAGTCCTATTTCTATATTATATTTTTTATTATTGAAGGTTATACCATGTTCTATTACTGGTCTAGTATCAAAAGGTTTACCACCTCTTCTAGGATATGATAAATCTACTATATCACTTTCAAAACTTAAACCATTCTTTTTCCATTTAGCTTTATCTTCATCAATTTCTAATTCATCTACGTGTAACATAGTTGCTGATGCTGAGTTACCAGTATCGAACTTTGCTCTAATTAAATTATTATCAAAACCATCTAATAAGATACTTTCTATATATCCCACCTCTTGTCGCATAAATGGTTTTCTATTTACTTCATCGCTGAACCACAATAATACTGTTTCTAATACATCTACATCACTGACTTTCTTTCCTGTTGGTGTATTATCTTCTGGATTATATCCCATGAAGTGTGATCTAATACCAGGTGAACCATTAATCTCTAAGATATAAAGTTTATTACCTATCTTACAATGATCTACACCACAATAATGTGCACCACTAGTTCTTGCTGCGTTTATCACTAATTCTTTTTCTTCTAGTGATAATTTATATGGTAAAGTCTCTGCACCTAAATGTACGTTGTTTCTAAATTCTTTTTTATTTACTTTCTTTCTTTCAGCACTAGCAATAACTCTATTACCAACTAAAAGAGTTCTGATATCTGATTTAATATCAAAGTATTCTTGTATGAGAAGATCAGCATCAAATTTCCATAATGACTGAACCACTGATGTAAGTGAACTCATATCGTTTACTTTTGAAACACCAATACCTTGAGTACCTTTTAGTGTTTTAATGATAACAGGAAATTTACCACCAATCTTTTTATGAGCATCTTCTACACTCTTAATATTATTAATAATTGATGTTCTTGGTACAGGAATATTATTTCTTTCTAATGCAACAGTTGATGCCATCTTGTTATCACATAATAACATAGCCTCTAAATCATTCACTAGAAAGAATCCGATTGTTTGTAAAGTAGATACTAAAGCTTGAGATGTAAGATTCTTAACTGCACCAGCTCTTACAAATACAAGAGAATCATGCATATTGATTGTGGTATCTTTATCATCTCCATCTATATTTTTAACTAATACTTCACCAATCTCAACATCACTAGAAGCTATATAAGCTTCATTGACATCTATCATAGTATGTGATATATTATGTTTCTTTGATAACTTCTGTACGATATCAGCAAAGGTACCTTCTTCATCTCCAAGGCCGAGTATAACCACATGAAGTTTCTTCATTTCTTTTTTATCTACTTTTTCTTCTAAAAATTCGTTGAACCTTTCCATTGTGTTTCCTCGAACCAGATATTTCCTTCTTCGTCTTTTATATATTTATCATTATTAGAATTACCATCCTCAATAAAACCGAATGGTAACATATCATCTTGTATTGCTTTTAATCTTTCTTTATATAACATATTCTTCATATCAATATTAGTCAATGATTCAAATATATCAGTTGTGACAAACCATGAGAATAATACTAAATTCATCATCAGGTCGTCATGATTAGGTGGGAGTGCCATCCAACTAGAACCTCTTGAAACAAAGGTACTCATTTCAACTATTGTTTGTGCATCATGTATCTTGATCTTGTTTTGCTCGATCAAATCTTTTACAGTAGAACAACCTATTCGCTTTACTCTTTTGGTCATTGTCGCCCCTAAAGCATTGGCCTTTACTGTTGATTCAACAAACATATTTTCATATTCTAATTCATAATATAATCCATTACAAACTACAC